CACGACAATCCATTTGGCAATGTATGCGGTGATACGATCTTTGCGAGATAACGTGTTATTCACATTTCCACCATACGTTCGTATGCAGCACGATCGGCTTGCTCATCGAGCCAAGCTTCATAACCTTCCCAGAATTCTTGTTCTTCAGCAGACATCATCATATCCTTCTTCATTATAGATCCACCTTACCAAGAATTGTATTAATTGTACATGTTTATTTTTAGTTGTAATTATCAATCACAGGAGATAGGCGAGACATAAGTCTAACGAATTTTAGACGAGGTTTTTTGTTAAGGACGATATCGTCGACGGTCGCGGCGACGAAGTAGTTTTTGTAAAGAGCGATTGAATATTCGAGTGTCGGGTTTTGATTGATAAAATCGACGAGAAGTTGAATGGTGGGGAATTTAGGCGAAGAGGTGTCGAGGTTGTTGTTAAGACGATCGAAATATTGAATGGAGTACATGTGTTTTTTTCCTTCTTGATTATAGGTCCACCTTACCAAAGTTTTGATAAAATGTACATGTTTATTTCGAAAAAAGGACAAAAAAATGGGCGACCCGAAAGCCGCCCATCATGCGTGTAGCAGGAGGAACCCCACCTGTGACCCTGCCTATTCCAGTCGTCAATTAAGACACTTGCCTCTTACACAGTTAAAACTGCATATCCACGCACCACATAGTGTACACCTATTTATACAAGTTCTTCAGTCAATTCTAAAGTTTTTTCGCGTTCAGCTAAAAAAAATGCTGGAGTAGATCCATCAAACCCACCGCCAAAGTTTAGGTGACGGACCATCTCCTTGGCTTTGGACATACGCATACCCTTGACTACAATCTGATCTGTCTTGGTCTCAAGGATATCACCACCCATTTCGCCAAACCCGCCACCAACGTTGACGATCTTTCCAGTATTTACGATCTTGTAGTTAACCATCAATCTTCTCCCATTTAAAACCAAAACAAAGTTCTTGCATCTTGCGATGAAACCAATTAGGCTCATTGCCTTCCTCGACCATCCACCAAGTATTCTTTAGTATCTGGCACTTCCACCTGTATTTAGGATTTTTGACTGTATTGACTATCCAGTCACGTCTGAGATTATCGATCATTTGAAACCTGCAAATTTAATTTTCTCGAACTTACTGACTGGCTTCGACTCGTTTTCCAGTCGATAACCAGAGACGGAGTTGTCGAAGACTGGTCGATCTTCATCTTGGACAAGATCTTCTTGTGCAGAAGCTTCTACATTATACAGACGCATCTTCGAGTAGTCGACACCAATCACGAATCGCTTGTGCACCGATGGATCGCCGTAACGATTTTTCAACTGCTTTACCATGATCTGATTGAGTTGACGTAGTTCTTCACTCGTAATCAAGGCAAACATAAAGTCGGCCGTTGCTGGCAGACCGAACGATTCAGAAGTATCTTCGAGGCCGACATCAGAGTTACTGAAACCAGAACGATTAGTCTGAGTAGCAGAAACGATTGGCACGTTGAACTCGACGGCGAGGCCGCGAAGTTCCTCGGCGATCGCCTTGATGTAGGTGTACGAGTTTACGTTCGATCCCGGCTTGATCCTCGACGACGCACAGATGTTCAGGTAATCGATGTAGATAATGTCGGGGATAAAGTTCTTCTTGATCTTCAATTCGTTCAAGAGATGTCGAAAGTTTGCGGATCCTGCGCATGCTGTTGGATACTCCTTCACAATGAGCTTGCCTTTTGCTCGTTCCTTGACTTTCCCTACCAACTTGTAGTAGATGGCTTGAGGTAGATCCTTCAGATCGTCGAGTGTCACACCAAGGAGATTGGCATCGATACGCTCGGCGATACGTTCTTCAGCCATTTCCAAAGTGATATACAAGACATTCTGACCCGACATCAGGTTTTGAGCCGCGTTATGACACATGAACAATGACTTACCGACACCAGTACCAGCAAGAGCAATGTTCAGTGTCTTACGAGGTAGGCCGCCTTGAGTAATCTTGTTAAAGAAGTCAAGGTCGAAACCGATACGGACTTCCTTACGATGATAGAACTCATAACGTTCTGCTGCATCATTCAAGAAGTCATGGCCGATATGACTATCGAAAGAAACACCGAGTGCGTCAGTCAAGATCTGAGGAATAGCACCTACGCTGATGCTATCCTTCTTGCTGTCGTCGACAATCTGAATAGACTTCATCAAAGCATTATACAATGCCTTGTCTTTACAAAACTTCTCGGTATTATCTACGAGCCATGCAACATCACGATCTTCAGACTTGTCAAGTCCAGAGACAACTTCTTTGGCAAGCTTGAACTGATCGTCAGACAGACCACCTACTTCGTTAAGATCAATCTCGACAGCAGATTTTGTAGGAAAGTTGTTATACTTTCCCACGTATTCATGAATGATAGAGAAGATCTTACGATCTACGGTGTCTGTAAAGTATTCTTCTTTGAGGAATGGAATGACCTTGCGGGCATAATCCTCGTTTTCAATAAGATTTCCAAATATGATATGTTCAATTCTCATTCATCCTCCATCTCATAGACATCTGCCACTTCGTCTTCACTTTGCATAATGGCACCGTTAGCTGCAGCGTACTTCTTTTCAACGAACTCATTGAACTTAGGACACTGTAGAATAGGATGCCAGAAGCTGAAGTTATAGGTATCATTCAAGCGATATGACTTATCGAAGATTTCTCCAGTAGTCATATCAACCTTTTGGAACCAGCCAACCTTTGGCTTGATCACGTGACCAGACTCGAGCGCCATGTCAAGTAGACCAGACCACTTGCTGATGCCTTCGTCCCATGATACTTCGATTGGAATCTTGCTCTTTTCTTTTACGAAGCGAGACTTCTCAACGTTGATGATGAAGTTGTAGCCAGTGACTTCCTTGCCATCTTTCTCTTGTTGGCGACCAAGAATGAAGATGTTGTCAGCTGAGTAATAGATGCCTGTACCACCAGATACGACGGCCTTCGAGTACATCTCTTGCGTCTGATATGTGTGGTTGACCACGATCAGAGGAATATCCTTCAGGTTAAGATGGGGCGTAACCATGCGGAAGAGCGACTTGAGTTGTTTTGCGCGAGTCATATCGGCGGCTGAGTTCTGCTTCAGTGCATCTTCGACTTCCTTCTTCGAAGCGAGATTGCCGACCGAGTCGATCACAACGATGACACGATCGCCACGCTTGATCTCTTCGAACTGATGCATAATATCAAACTTCAACTGTTCGACATCTGTGATGGGAGTATGGAGAACTCGAGATGTGTCGATGCCGAACGAGTCGAAGTAAGATTGCGGAGTACCAAATTCTGAGTCATAGAAAAGCATGACTGCATCTGGATACGTGTCCATGTATGCCTTCGCCATGAGAAGACTAAAAGAAGTTTTGAAGTGCTTCGATGGACCTGCCCAAATGGTCAGACCAGGAACGAAGCCACCGTTAATTTTACCACTCAATGCAATGTTGATTGCAGGCACTGTCGTGCGGATCATGTCCTTGGCATTGAAGAACTTGGAATCAGACAGAATATCTGAATCCTTGATTGTGGTATTCTTACGCAATTTATTTAATAGGTCTGACATAACTTCTCCTTGTCTGATTGTCCCAGTATATACGATATATCTTTATTTGTACACCATTAAGATGCGAGAATCTTATTTAATTTAGTAATGAAGAGATCGATCTTCTCGGCACGATTAGGCCAGTTGATGATCGGGTTTTTATCTGCATCTTTCTTTAAATTTACAAGTAAAGGCATGATGGCAGCATACATTGCATCTGCCTTATCGTTGCCTTCTTGTTTGATTTCTTCTTCAGATGAAGTCGTGAAACCAAAATCAAAGTCTAAGTCTATATCTAGTTTAGCCATTAATAACTCCTATTGTCCAGTTTTCAGCGCAATCTTCTGCGTATCGTAATGTTTTTTCTTTTAAAACTCGCGTTTCAATATGCTCATCATTTTCAAAAAACTTGACATAGTAATAATCATCATAGCTTTGCTTATGCAATTCAGCTCGACGGTTTGCATATTTTCCATTACCATTGTATTCTGTTACCATCATGAGAACCAATCCTCCAGTGTTGCGCGTTTTTCTGCTTGCCATCCCATGGTGTTAGTGATCGACTCGATAGGGCTGAGATAGCCTTTCTCGAACTGCACCGCATAGTCGATGTAAGCTTCCATCTTCAATTCTTTTGGTAGACCATTCGGACACGAGATGACATAGTCTTGTGTCGGATTTGGGTTTTTCAAGTATGCAAACTTAATCTTCTCACCGCTGGTAATGGATTGATATTTATTCGTGAGTTTCTTCTTCTTCAACATTTCGTTGTAGACCACAGAACCACGAACATGGATAGGAGTCTGGCTTTGGAACCTACCACCTACCCAATATTTCTCGATGTCCTTGACACCGCGAGTGAAAGCCACGTCGTCAAACCCAAGAGATGAAAACTCTGACTTGAAGTTGGCGACATACTTCTGAAGATCCGATTCGGATCCAGCCATGATAATCTCGAGAGACTTTTTAATGGCATCACGACATGCAGTCGGAGTCGAGGATCGAACTGCTTCGATGCCTGTCATCTTCAACTTCGGCTTCTCATACTCAACGCCTTCAGAGTTCCACACATTCAAGATGTACATCTTCTTGGCTTTCCAGATACCCTTATCGGCGATGTTCTCTCGCTTCATTTGCATCTTCTGATCGTATGCATGCATATACTCGGCAAGCTCTTGATAAGAACGATCGATGAATGGTTCGATTCGTTCCTTACAGATCTTGTCGATATACTGAATCACCTTCTTGGTTTCAGGCACATCATCACCGAATACATTCTTCACGAGGTATTCGAGCGTGACATACACCGAGTCGGTATCAGAAGCCAACACATAGTCAAAGTTTTCTGTCTTCAACAGTTTGTTAAGATAGTCGTTGAGCTTGTTCTCGATCCAACGAATGCTGAGCTGACCAGACGTGGTGATGGCTTCGGCATTGTTCACGTCAAACCAACGGAACCACTTGTTACCGAGAGCACCATAAGCCGAGTTCAACTGAATCTTCTTAGCCATCTGCATGTTATCGAGTCGTGCAATTTCCTTGACAAGACGAGGATCTTTCGTCTTCTCGTATTCCTTCTTGCACTCGATCATCTGCTTTTTGTAACGAGTACGATCGTCATACATACGATCCATAATCGATGGCAAGAAACCACGTTTTTCTTTCGTATAGATACAAAGGTTGGCGGCGATAGTACAGTTCGTTTTATCAAGATAGTCACCGAACTGACTAGCGCCACCAACAAGTAGGTCGTCGATTGACACCTTATCTTTTAAGCGAGTAACAAGAGTCTCGGGGGAGATGTTGTACTGCATAATAAGGTGGGGATAAAGGGAGTTCAAATCGAACGACACAACCCATTTACTCATGCCGACCTTTGGATCTTTGACATATCCACCTACGAAGGCTCGGTCGGGTTTATTCTTATCGTTGAGAGGCACTACGATGTTTCGATCGAGTAGGTAGTTGTGAGTGATCACGTCCCACTGTTTCACGGTCGTCATAGTATCTTCATAGTTGACTTTGGCGTCATAAGCCAAGGCATAGACCAACTCGATGAGCTTCAGCTTATCTTCGAGCCTCTCAACGATTTCAACGTCACGAACGTTATATTCGATGTAACGTTGGAAGTTCCTGAGACGAAGGTCGTCGAGATCGCTGTATCCTTCGTCACGATAGTCAATCTTACCTTCGTTCAGTTCAACTTGAGCGATGTAGTCAAGTCGGTAAGATTCCTGCTCTGTGTACGTAAACTTCCGATAAAGCTGGATGTAATCAAGGACTGCGATGCCGATAGGGGCATAGCAAATGCAGTCTCGTCCACGGCTGTTAACTTTGTATTCACGCAGCATTTTCCAGGGAGAGAGGCGTTCAGCGTGATCAGATCCAAGAACTTTTCGAATCCTGTTGACAAGATACGGAATGTCGAAGAACTCGATGTTCCAGCCTGTGACAACGTCAGGCGAGTAGAGTGACCCGTTCCAGACTTCGAGAAAGGCGAGTAAGAGTGCAGATTCGTCTGCGCATTTGTAATATTGTACATTGTCTTGATGTTCCTTATATTCACCGCATCCAAATGTAGTCTTCCTACCATTGCGGCCGATGGTAATAGCTGTGATTTCGTTGTCTGCTTTCTCGATGTCAGGAAAACCGCCTTCGATGCTGGTCTCGATATCGATCGAACAAACTGAAACGAGGGCAGGATCATACTTGATCTCACCCTTATACTTGTCATAAATATACATGTAAGGCCAATCAGAGAGGCCATAGATGTTCATGCCTGCCACGTTCTCATAACTTTGGAGAAACTCTCGTGTTTCAGACATGGAGTCGAACTGCATCTTGCCGACATATTCACCTTTGAGGTTCTTATGTTCGGTTTGTGCACTTGCTTGAACGAATAAATAAGGTTTGTATTTCACAGAAAACTTGACAGGTTTGCCGTCAGATATTCCGCGAACTAAAATTTGATTTCGATGACGAGTAACATTGGTATAAAAATTCATTGGATCTCCAGTATCTGGCCGCATTATTAGTTATACCCTAAAACCCAAATAAAGTACATAGCAAAAGGCGATAATAAATGAAATTAACTGAACATTTTTCTTTGGCAGAGATGATTGTTTCTCCTACTGCAAAAAGACTCGGACTTAGTAACACTCCAACTCCAGAACACATTGAGAACATGCGTTACTGCTGCGAAAAGATTCTCGAACCAGTTCGTAATCACTTTGGCAAACCAGTTCAAATCAACTCGTCTTATCGTGCACCGTTGGTGAACAAGGCAGTCGGCGGTTCGAAGACATCACAGCACGTCAATGGCCAAGCGATCGACTTCGAAATTCCTGGTATTGACAACAAAGTTGTTGCGGATTGGATCGGCGACAATCTCGAATTTGACCAAGTAATTCTTGAGTTCTATACAAAGGGTGATAAGAATTCTGGCTGGGTTCACGCTTCGATTAAGAAGGGTGGTGGCAATCGTAAGATGCGTATGATCGCTACGAAGTCGAAGGCAGGCGGAACCGTCTATACAACGGTCGCTGACTTTGATCCATCGACGACAAGGGCTGCTGGGGCTCCTTCAATTGCCACAGCGCCAAAGCAAGCTGCTCCTCAGTCGTCTCCGGCTGCTCCTTCAAAGGTATCTGGTCTTGGTCCACTAGCTGCTCTCCAAACTAAATGCGGTGTAACCGCTGATGGTAAATGGGGACCTGGCACATATAAGGCAGCAAGAGATTACTTCAAGCTGACAAACAATCAAGCAGCGCACTTCTTCGGTCAGTGTGCGCACGAGTCAGGCGGGTTTAAGGTGTTCTCTGAGAACCTGAACTACTCTGATAAAGGGCTCAACGGAATCTTCAAGAAGTATTTTCCTACGATCGCTTCGACTGCAGGATATGCTCGTAAGCCAGAAAAGATTGCAAACAAAGTGTATGCTAATCGGATGGGGAACGGATCAGAAGCCTCTGGAGATGGTTGGAAGTGGCGTGGTCGAGGCCCGATCCAACTGACCGGGAAAGACAACTATACAGCTTTTGCCGCTGACGTAAAACGTCCTGACGTCTTGACGAATCCTGATCTTGTGGTTGGTGAGTTGGCTTTTGAGTCTGCATTATGGTTCTTCCGTAAGAATGGATTGCTTGCGATTGCAGACAGAGGTGTTACCGATGCAGTGATCACTCAAATCTCGAAGAGAGTGAATGGCGGTACACACGGTCTTGACGATCGTTTAAAGAAAACAAAACAATACGCCAATTGGGGATAAATTGAAGGGGACCGAAAGGTCCCCTTCTTTTTACTTAGTCTTACCTTCTGCCAAGAATTCGGCAGCTTGCGACGGATACTCGGTATCTTCGTCTTCAATCTTTACCTTCTTAGGCTTCTTTTCTTCTGGAATAAATGCTTCCAACCAAATTTTCAGCATACCATTAGCCAGAGAAGAACTCTTTACCTCTACATTATCTGCGAGAGTGAATTCACGTTTGAATCCTCGCTCAGCAATTCCTTTGTAAAGATATTCAGTAGACTCAGCTGAGTCGCATTTTCCTAGAATACTCAACTTGCCTTCTTGTAATTCGATATCAATATCAGCCTTACCGAAACCAGCAACTGCCAGTTCGATTACATATCGATTCTCATCGACTTTCTTGATATTGTATGGGGGATATTTGATTGGCATCATCTGTGCCGATTGATCAGCAATATCTGCTAATCTCTTCATGACGCGATCTGCGCCAACAAAATAACGATCCATGTTTGGAATACTTGTTGTATCAAATTTCATATTTTGCTCCTATTAAGCGAGTTTAAAGTTTGTCACCCATTAGGCGTGACAGGTTTATTTATAAGATAGAGTTGAACTCCAGCTTCTAAAAACATTTGTTTTGTAACATGCCAGTGAAAATGTTCGACGTCTTCAACTGGCTCGTATGACACCACCTTCGTAATTCCCTTCTGAATGATGCTCTTGGCACATTCGCTACAAGGTAGAAGAGGACTATAAAGCGTACAACCTTCGACAGACAACGGAGCATTGTCGAGCGCGTTACGTTCGGCATGAGCTACGAACAGATGCTTTGTAGGCCTATCGTTATATCTCTCTGCAAGATCTTTCACACCACGCGGAAAGCCATTGAAACCAAGCGAGACGATACGATTGTGCTTATCTACAATGACGCAGCCTACTTGTGTTCGAGGATCTTTTGACCACGTCGCAACATGATCGGCGAGATCAAGGAATCGTGCTGCCCACTTACTCATTTCTTTGCTTTCAAAATACGTTCACGCAAACCAGATGAACTATAGTTGTGCCTACGGCTGCAGTAGTGGGTAGGAATATCGAGATCAGATCCAGTAAATTCTGTCCGATCAATGTAATCCATACCAAGGAAACGAACGTCCCAATCATAACCGGCAAGTAGGTTGTAGAGATCTGCCTCAGTGTCGTATGGTACGATCTGGTCGACATACTTACATGCCTCCAACTGAATATAACGCTCAGACAAAGCTTGAACAGGCTTGTTCTTCTCAGGACGGTCGACTGACGGATCCGACTGCAGAGCCACAATCAGACGATCACAGTGGTCCTTAGCCTCCATCAGCATAAGGATGTGACCTGCATGAAACAGATCAAAACAACTTGCTACGATACCTACACGTTCATCGTTCATTTAATCACCGTTAAGTTTTCAGGAGCAACACAGTGACGACCGGCATCACTGGTAACCAGAACCTGTCCAAGGCTATAGCAATAAGCTGTCTGCTTAGTACGAAGTTCCTTCTCTTCTTGTTCCGCACCAGCAACGCCCATAATCAACAACGCAAAGCCGACAATCAGTCCAATAAGGAATGTCGGCAAACTAAACACTACGTCAAAAACACCTTCCAAAAAGTTTTTCATAATACAAACACCTTAATAATTAAAAGAAACACTATAACAGTGAGAATTTGAGCTAAACAACCTGTTAATGTTAACCCTTCCCACATTTCACGCTGACGAGGATGATTAGTCATACTCGATACCTTCGTCTTGCTTACGACCCATATAGTGGTCGTCACTTACACAATGAAACTGTGCTTGCAGACTGGTGTTGACGATAGTCTTTGTCACTTGTCCAGCAAACTCTACGCACTGCTCTTTACTCGCAGTCTCATAGACATCTTTTGCAAAGTATTCACCGTCAGCGGTGAACAGATATACGATTAACCAAAAACTCATATCAATTTCCTTTATATTGAACCCACTTTGCATACAGGCCAACTTCGCGGCCATATGCTTCGATCTCCCAAGGAGAGTCAAAGTAGTCGTCTTCTTTTCGTTTTGCTTTCCAAACTTCTCCCATCCACTTGCTGTAGATTTTGAGGCCGCCACGTGCAGCGACTGCATGGCCAGTCTGAAGTTCGTTCTTGGCATGCTGCTTGACATGCACCATTTCATGGCCAAGAGTTTTGATCATGTCTTTGATGTCTTGGCTCTTCAGGCTAATGGTGAACCACCGAGGATTACGAAAACCATCTTCATCGACACATTCGCCTTCAACATCAAGGTTGTTGTAAACTTCGACGTCGAGGGTAAGGTTGCGGACCATGCGAGGATCCATCAACTGATCGGCAAAGAATTCTGCGGCTTCCTTCAGAAGGGCTTTTTCTTTGCGCTTGCCAATCATACCGGTGATCGTGATGTTCATGTTTTCGTCCTTCATCATTATAGGTCCACCTTACCAAACTTTTGATAAAATGTACATGCTAAAAATCAGCGTGGACGATAAAAAGGTCGAGGATAACTTCTTTCTGCGAGATGTGATACATCGGGATGGACATAATGGAGAAACAGTTGAACCATCGAGTCAATCTCGAGAGGATCTCTCCAGTGCCATTTGCCTCCATAGTCATATCCACCATTAAAAATAATGGCGTCGCCTTCATCGAGATCAACCGGTATCGGATTGCTCTTATCATCTAAATCACTAAACCACAGCGGAGTGTTTCCTTCTCCTCTCTTACACATTGTGAGAGTGACAGAATACTGACACGCATCGCGATCTTGATGGTTTTTAAGTTCAGCTCCATTGAAATATTCTCGTGAATAAGCATATGATGGAACCATATCATCGATTCCCCATATTTTTTCTACGATATGTTTACAATATAAGAGTATGCTATTATCAAGAACATTGCTATCGACAGACTGAATATTTCCAGTCAAAAATTTCCCGGTTTCTATATTTCTCATCTCACTGGTATGAGAAATATCGATAAAAGATTTATAGAGTTCTATGATCTCTGGAGATAAAACGTTTTTAATTTTAACAAAACCATTTTTTTTAAATTCGGCTTGATAAGAAGCCATCATCGTATCATCAATCATATTACCTCACTTACTTGTAGCTCTATAAATTCCGTCCCATTCCCA